CCGCGTCCGCCATGCTGTCCTGATCCTGTCCGGACGGGTGCCAGACCACACACTTGCCCGATTGGAGTTTCTGATGGCCCTCGAAAAAACCGCTGCAGCCGTTGCCAACCTCAAGGCCGCCGCGAGCGCGATGATTGCCCACTGTCAGGATCATGTGAACGAGGCCGCAGCGGTTGACGCTGCCGACGCCGCGAACGCTGCCGACATTCAGGCAGTCGCCGACCAGCTGAACGCTGCCGTCAATCCTCCGCAGCCCAATCCCGCCGCCTGAACGGCGCGATTCAAGCGCGAGCCGACGCGCAGCAAGGACATCTTCATGTGTGTCGGCTCAATGCTTCTCGGCAAGGCGATCGGTGGCCGAACGGGCGCAATCATCGGCGGTGGACTTGGCGGCGGAATCCCCGGCGCTCTCACCGCATCGGCGCTGTTCAAGAACAAGCAGCAGACGCCAACCGTCCCGACGTACGGGAGCTAGGCGAATGTGCATCTCCACCCCGAAAATACCCGCGCCCATTCCTCCGGCCCAGCTCCAGGCGATGCAGGCTCCCAAAGACCTGACCAGCCCTGACGGCACGATGCGCGACAAGCTTCGCCGCCGTGGCATGTTCGCTTCGATCTTCACCGGACCATCCGGAATAACCGCATCTCCGTCAGTAACCGGCACATCGGGCGGGATGACGGGTGGCTGACCTCCACGCAGAGGCGGACCGGTTTGACTTCAAGGCGCGCACGACTTCGCAGCCTGCGCTTGCGGTAATGTGGTTCCGTCGCGCTGAGCGCCTTCGCGAGCAAGCGAGGGCGCATGGCTGACCTCACTGTCAAGGAACAAGTCAACCGCCGCCTCGAAGGGATGAAGTGCCAGCGGCTTTCCTTCGAAGAGGATGCGCGCGAGATCGCCCGCTATGCGCTTCCTGCCCGCTCACGATTCCTGACGACCAAGACGAACAAGGGGCGCGAGCGCAACCGCAACCTCAACAACAGCCACGGCATTTTCGCCTTCCGCACGCTGCAGGGCGGGATGACCTCTGGCCTCTCGTCTCAATCAAGGCCGTGGTTCACGCTCACCGTCTATGACGAGGCGCTGGCCGAAGATCCACAGGTCAAGGCATGGCTCGACGAGGTTGAGGCTCGCTTAAGTTCATTCCTCGCACACACCAATTTCTACGGCGCAGCCAAGACCGGCTATATCGAGATGGGCGCGTTCGGCACCGAGGCGTGCGTGATGCTTGAGCATCCAGACGAAGGAGCGGTGTGCCACCAATTGACCTTCGGCGAATACTGGCTCGCCTTGAACGACGCGCTGATGCCGGGAGCCCTGTACCGGCAATGCCCGATGACCGCTCTCCAGACGGTCGAGATGTTCAAAGAGAACGCTCCCAAGCGCGCACGAGCCGCCTATGATCGCTCAAGCTACGAGGAGATGTTCACCCTCTATCACGCGATCGAGGAGAACCCAGACCACGTTCCCGGAAGGCTCGGCTATCAGGGCAAGCCGTGGCGCTCGGTCTATTGGGACGAATGCAACGGCGATCAGAATGAACTGATTTCCCTGTCCGGCTACGAAGAGCAACCGTTCTGGGCTCCGCGTTGGGACACCACGGGGAACGATACGTGGGGACAGGGGCCGGGACACGACGCGCTTCCGGACCTCCGTGAATTGCAGCTCCAGACCAAGCGCAAGGGCGAAGCGACCGACAACCACATCCACCCCGAGAAAGTGGTTTCGTCCAAGGTCAAGCTGAAGGGAATGCCGCGCTCGGTCGTTTCGGTGGCCGCAGCCGATGATGTCTCGAAGCTCGTCGATGTGCCCTATCAGGTTCCGTACCAGGCGATCCAGGCGGTTCGCGAGGATATTGCCGAGCTCAAGGAAGCTATCAACCAGGCGACCTATGCCGACTTGTTCATGGCGATCACGAACATGAACGGGATTCAGCCGCGCAACGTCGAGGAGATCGCGGCCCGGAACGAGGAGAAGCTGACGCAGCTTGGGCCGGTGATCGAGCGGGTGAACAACGAGAAGCTGCAGATCGCGATTGAACGGGCGTTCGGGATCATGACCCGCTTGATGCTTCTACCGCCAGCGCCGGATTCGCTCCGCAACAGCCCGGACATCAAGATCGAGTTCGTTTCGATCCTGACGCAGATGCAGCGCATGGTGGGGCTTGGGCAGATCGAGCGCGGCGTCCAGTTCATCGGCGGCTTGGCCGGGATTTATCCCAACGCCCGCTTCAAGCTCGACGTTTACGAGACCATCGACGACTACGCGAAACGCGCTGGAATGCCAGCCAAGCTCATCCGCTCGACCGACGATGCGGAAGCCGACGCCGACGCTGAAGCGCAGGCGCAACAGAACGCACAAGCTGCCGAGGCGGCAGCGAAGCTGGGCAAGCCAGTGAAAGATGTAACGGACGCAGCCGCGCTCGCCGCCTCGCTACCCGTCGCTTCAACGCCCGCGATTCAATCGCTGACAGGCCAGCAGTAGCCCGGAAACGGGAGGACACTGGATGCTTCGGCTTGTCACCGATGGCTTTGAAACGCCCGAAAAGCAAATGGCCGCGTCAGTCCGCGCGCTGGCGGATTTGATCGAAGGCGGCCTTGACGTGCAGCATGGCGTGATCGTCGCGGTTGTAGATGGGGCGGTCAGCTATGCTCCGCTAGGCAATATCAGTCTCGTCGAAGCTACAGGATTATTGGAACTCGTCAGCCGCAAGATCGAGCGGGACTTGAGCGCGTGACTGCAGAGGACCGCGAACGCCGCGAGCGCGAGGACTTACGCTTTCTCGTCGGACTGCCACAGTTCCAAAGATTCCTCTGGCGCGCGATTCAACTTGCACGCATCTTCGAGACCGCAACCGATGGGTCGCATGATGGCGCAGTCGCAGCACTGGCGCGTCGGAACCTGGGGTTGGATATCCTCACGATGGTCGAAGCGGGCCAGCCTGTCCCGCATGCAGACGGTCTCCCAATCCTGACCCTCATCCAGACCCTCCGCGAGGAAGCCACCCAACCCCTGGAGAAACCGAATGTCCGACGAACAAACGACCGATACAACTCAGACGGAGACGACGGCTGATGCCGCCGCTACTACTGCGGAGGCGACCAGTGAGACCGTCGCAACTGAAGCCGCTGCTGACACAAACACAGGTGAAGCCTCCACTGTGCTCGGATCGGCCTCAACCGAGGATGGAACCGGAGACGCAGATTGCACGGATGAAGCAGCAGATAAGGACGCTGCTGCCGAAGCTGTTGTCCCTGAGACCTACGACCTCAAGCTGACGGTGCAGGGCGAGGACGGCAAGGAAGCCGAAGTCGCGATCGACAATGCGTTGCTTGAGACGGCCACCCCGATTCTCAAGGAACTGAAACTCACCAACGAGCAGGCCAACAAGGTCGCCGCGCTGGTTCCGAAGGTTCAGGAGCGGCTGATCCAGCAGCAGAACGACGCCTTTGCCGAGACCCGCACGCAATGGGCGAAGCAGGCGCAGGAAGATCCCGAGATCGGCGGCAAGAACTGGAAATCGACCCAGAGCCTCGCGGCCAAGGCGCTCGACCACTTCGTTGGCCCCGCTGCCGACGACAAGGGCAACAAGAATGAATTTCGCCAGCTCCTCGACGACACGGGACTGGGGAATCATCCGGCCATGATCCGCTTCTGCCGCAAGGTGGGCGAAGGTCTGGCGGAAGATGGAACACTGGCAAGGGGCAGTGAGGGGCCGCGCGCAAAGCCTGACCGGCTTGAGGCGCTGTATCCCGAGGACGTGAAGAAGAAGTGAGTTCAACCGGACAACCACGCCGTGAGGCGTCGTGTCCCTCAGATGGAGTTAGTTTAACATGGCAACGCTAGGCTCGACCTACCTCGGCCTCATCGACCTGATGCGGACCGAGGGCGCTGACGCAAACGCGGAAGTGGTGGAAGTCCTCTCGAAGCTCTCCCCGGTCGCCAACAACGCGATCACGCTGGAGTGCAACGACGGGACGCAGCACAAGCACTCGATCCGCACCGGCCTTCCCTCGGTGACGTGGGGCCGCCTCTACCAGGGCATCCCGCAGTCGAAGTCGGGCCGCACGCAGGTCATCGACACGACCGGCTTCGTTGAGGGGCTGTCCACTGTCGATCAGCGCTTGCTCGACATCGCCAAGAATCCGGCGGCTGTCCGCGACCAGGAGGCTCGTTCCTTCCAGGAAGCGATGGCGCAGGAGATGGAGACCGGCTTCTTCTACCATGACGTTGTGACCACGCCCGAGAAGTTCAAAGGTCTCGCGGCGCGCTACAACAGCCTGACCGGCTCGGCGGTTTCCCGACAGGTCATCTCGGCGGGCGGTTCCGGTTCCGACAATATGTCGATCTGGTTCGTGACGTGGGCGGAGAATGCGACCGCGCTGCTTCACCCGTCAGGCGTTCCTGCGGGCCTCGTCCGTCAGGACATGGGAATGCAGCGTGTCCTGGATAGCAACAGCAATCCTTACTACGTCAAGGAAGAGCTGTTCCGCTGGCACGTCGGCGTTGCCGTTCGCGACTACCGCTTCAACGCCCGTATTTGCAACATCGACGTTTCGGACACCGTTGCCGGGACCGTCGATCTGTTCAAGTACATGCGTCAGGCGGCCTACCGTCTCCAGGGCACCTACTCTTCGGCGTACCGCAATAAGGACGGGTCGCTCAACGCTTCGCCCGAAGGCCGCACGGTCATCTACATGAACCGCACGGCTGCCGAAGCCCTCGACGCGCAAAGCACCAGCGCTTCGCTCAACAGCGCACTTCGCCTCGGAACGATGGAGCTCGAAGGCCGGGTTGTCTCGACCTACCGCAACATCCCGATCCAGGTCACTGATGCTTTGCTCTCGACCGAAGCCGCAGTGTCGTAAGCCTGAACCCAAGGAGTAATTTCGATGATCCTCGACAACACCAACATCTTCTCTGACGGTCAGGCCATCACCGCGACGGCCAACTCGACCAACGTGATCGACCTTGGCG